CTATATCTACCCACTTCTGGGCAAACCATTTATCAAGTCCGTTCTTTGCCATGGCATTAAGAATTCTTTCCGATAGCTTGTCTGTTCATTCCTCTTTTACAGATTCCGCCGCCTTTTAATCCAGCTCTTCCACCTGATTTAAGTTTTGCAGGTTCCATTTTTTTTGCATCTACTTTTTTTTCAATTTTTTTATTAAATCTATTTTTATATTCTTCCCTTAAACTTTCATCATCTGCCTCTAGCATTTTACCTTTTGGCTGTTCAGTTTTTTTAGTTATAAAAGATTTATTTTTTAATGAATCTTTTACTTTTTTTCTAAATAAATCACCTCTAGTTTCAGTCATTATACTCTACCTCCCTTCATGAAAGCTCTACCCATTCCTCGTTGTGATATCCCACCACCCCTCAGACCTTGTTTTCTTAATCTTGCAGTCGCTTCCATCAATCCACCTTCAGCCTTCTTGCCTCTGAAATCTTTTCTCTTGACTCCAGATGGATCTTTAATCTTACCTGCACAGATCTTGCTGGCGTATGCATTCGCATATGCAGACGGGTAAACCTTGAATTTTCTTTTCGCTGCCGCTTTACCTCTAGGACATAGTTTAGTCATTATTTTTTCCTCGCTGTCTTTTTAGCTCTCTTAAAATCTGATGGCTTCGGTGCACCCTTTGCACCTTTCTTTCGCATCTTGCCTCCACGTTTTCTTTTAGCATGAATGTTTGCATATAAACCTGGACCTGCCATTAGATTACCTTTTTCTTTTTCTTACCGTTGATAACACCTCTACCTTTTAGGATATCAGCGAATGTAACTTTACCATCTCCTGTTAGATCAGGAAATTTCTTTTTCTTTTTCTTTTTAGTACCGAATGTTTCTTTTATTTTTTCTACGTTTGATTTTTTCTTCATCAAACCAGTTCCTTTTTTATATTCTACTCTACCACCTTTAGCTTTTTTTACAGGATTAATAATATTAGAAACTTTTTTACCAAAAGATTTTTTTATTTCAGATTTTTTCTGATTAGTTACATTAGTCCCTTTAGTTTGATCATCAACAGACTTAAAACCCTCGTCTTTAATTTTACGAAGTTTTGTTAAATTTTTTGCAATTTTTGGTTTTACAAATTCAAAAGCTTTTTGACCTGTAAACCCTAAAATTTTTTTAAACATTATTTTTTTCCTCCGTTTCTAAAAATCTGTGTACCCTTTATACCATATATCGACGCCACGACAAGGATCCAGAGATTTGTAAACCATGACGGGAGCTGCGAGAACATATCGAAGAACAATTTTACCTTGTCCATTGCTGTTGGGTCATCCGATATCACTGCCCAAGCGAGCACCAACACGGGCAAACTAAGAATTATCAAAACGGCCTCGTCTTTCCAATCTGATTGTCGGGCCTCTAGCAATTTTCCCTGGTAAGCTTCCTCACCTCGGGCCATCTTAGAGGCATGCATTAATTGTGCCTCAGACATTGCCATCTTCGTCTTCTGCTTGTTCTCATAAATCTTACTACCAGCAGAGACGGCTAATTTTATTGCCGATAACCACATAAATTAGTACGCTTTAGAGTTTCTTTTCTTTTCTGCTAACATTCTTTTCTGACCGCCAACTGGCATTTCAGGTTTTCCTGTAGCAATATAGTTAAATGCTTGGTCAGCAGTCGTTTTAGATCTTGGATCTACCTCGATACTCTGCTCTGCAACCTTAACATCTTTTATTTTATCTAGTCTTTGCATTTATGCTCCTTTTTTTACTCCTTTTATAACACCTTTGTTCTTAGATGCATA